AGACGATGAAGATAAAAGCCATACGGGGTGGCAAATCTCTTTTACTATAACCGAGCAAGTAAGATACTCTACTTGTTGTAACGACGACGTATTCGATGCCTAGACCTTTCTCACAGACTTTACTACGAGTTAAGATAGCCGGTTTCGATATGATAGACGATATTATAGAAGACCTAAACCAAGGTAAGAAGAACGCTACCGGAGACTTAGCTAAGAGTTTAAAGGTAGAAGCTTCCGAGTTAGGAGGTATCGTATCGGTTAGGTTTAAGGCTAAGAGTCATTGGAAGTACGTAGACGGAGGAAGAAAGCCGGGAACTAGACCGCCTATAGGACCATTACAGAGATGGGTAACAGTTAAGCTAGGTATATCAGACGAGAACGACTCTAAGAGTATCGCTTACGCTATAGCTAAGAATATCGAGAAGAATGGAATTAAGCCTACTTATATCTTTAGAAATAACGTAGATAAATTTAAGTCTAAATTAAAAACCTTAATTTTAAAAACGGGTAAAGAAGACGTAACAAAAGAAATTAGAAAAATATTAAATAGATGAGTACAATATTAACAACAACTTTCGGAGCTTCCGTAACGATTAACGGAACTTCTTATAACGTAGTAAATAACGAGAGTGTAACTCTAGTAGGAGAAGAAGCGGTACAGCAAGTAGTAAGCGTGCCTACTTCTGAAACTGTTATAGCTAACGTAGGAGCGGTAGGACCAGCTTCATTAACTGATTTAAGCTACTTAGTAGTAATTAATAGAGATTCTACGAACTTCGTAAGGCTAAGACTATCGGATACGGGAGGAGCTACTACGGACGTTAAATTAACTCCGGGTTCAGCTTTCGTATTTAACACAAGAGAATTAAGCGTGTCAGCTACAGAGGGAGCTTTCGCATCTTTTTCTAATATAGATAACATTAAAGCACAAGCGGATACAGCAGCGTGTGACGTAGAACTATTATTAGCTTACTAATATGGCTTTAACGGTAGTAAATAGACCGGATAGCTATAGCGCAGCTTATCTACCGGTAGAGTATAAGTTTACTTCTAACTTATCTCCTAACTCAGTAGCGGGCGAATCAAACAGTACTGCGTCTTTAAGAGGTACTTCTTTTAGTGGAGCGGACGTATTAGTTAATACTAGTACTCAGCCTTTACCTTTAATAGTAGGGGATTTCGTTTATATAGAGAACGCAGGAGAGTATAACGGAGTACATAGGGTAAGTTCTATCTTATCTGGCGTAGCTGGTATATCGGTTACCGAGTTTTACATAGACACCCCGGTAGTTACGGAAGAGATAGTTATACCTTTCTTAAACAACGTAATTAAGATAGCCGCAGAGGTTAGTAAGTATTATAATAATTATAACGCGGTAGCTGACGTTTATATAGGTGGTAGCTTCGTAGTAAGGCTAAGAGAAAAAAGAAACTTCGATAACGAATTTATCTTTGACTTATCTAGTATTATCCAAGAGTACTTAGGTAGTGACTTACTTACTTTAGGAACTACTACTACGAGTACTACGGTAGACTTAAGTAAAGAGGTTTATATTCAGTACGCGGAAGAATACGATACTATATCTAACGGTATAGCTACGTTAACCTTAACCGATTTTACGGACGATAGCGCTAATACTTTTACTGCGGTAAATAGTACTATTCCTTACGTCTTTATGAACGACTTTGCTATTAGTTCTACTAATTATAACTTAAGCGATTATTACGCTACTAACGCTTTGTTTACTTCGGCTTCGGCTTATAACTGGCTAACTAGACAACCGGACGTTAGAATAGGTAGTAACGACTCTTACCAAATGAGTTTTATAAACGGTACGCAAACTTATAACGGTTCGACTAATCCTATAGCGGTAGACTTAGATTTAGTTTTAAAGACTTACGATAGTCAAGGAGCTTTATTAGCTACAGATATTATAGTCTTAGATACTGACACTACGACTAACTTAGAAGGAGTTTATAACGTACCGGTAGGACCAGCGAACTTATCCGCTTATATCACTAGTAACGTAGCTAAATACGAGGTAAGAGCTAGGATAGACGGTTTTACTTTAGCTAACTATAAGACTTTTATTATAGAAGACGATTGTAATAGAATCCTTAGACGCTTTGAATGGGTTAACTCTCTAGGAGGTATAGACTCTTTTACTTTTAAAGGTAAAGAGGTAAGAGATATAGATATAGAGAAGAAGACCTTTAAGAGAATTATAGGAGCTAGTAGAAGTATTCCTGAGCGTTCGGTAACTACTTTCGGAGTACAGACTAAAGACGTTTATAACGTAAATAGCGGTATAGTATCTAGAGACGAGAAAGAGTGGTTATTAAGCTTAATAGAAAGCCCAGAGGTTTATATCGTAGTAGACGGTTATAGATTACCGGTTCAGTTAACTACTGACTTTTCTATAGAGAAATTAGCGGAGTACAGTTATAACGTCTCGGTAGAATACGAATTAGCTTATGATAAAATAATCCAAAGAAACTAATGGCTACTCCTTTAAATATATACAACTTAGATAAGTTTAACCCTTACGACTTTTTTATCCCTTTAACCTTTAGTATTAATGACTTTAGAGATATTAGCACGAGGAATGGTACGTTTAGTAAAACTGTTAAGATACCGGGTACTAAAAAGAATGACTCATTATTAGGTCACTCTTTTAAGATAACCGCAGAGGGTTTCTTCGATAGAAACAAAAGAGTACCGGCTATTATAGAAAAGGACGGTATAAGATACTTAGATGGTTCTATGCAGCTTAAAAGCGTAGATATAACGGACGGAAAGAGTCACGTTTATAATATTATACTTTATTCTAATCTATCGGACTGGGGAGCTTTAATTAAGGATAAAAATATTAGAGACTTAGAATATGATACTCTTACCTATAACCCTACTAATGTTGAGGCTTCTTGGTCTTATAATGGACGCGATAACGGTTATACTTTTCCTCTTATTAATTACGGATATTTTAACGGAGACGCTCATACTACTGACCAGCAAGTAGAGGAGTTTCTTCCTTCCGTATTCGTTTACGACGTATTTAGAAAGATATTTAAGGATATAGGCTACCAGCTTAAACCGGGTTTCTTCGGTAGGCAAGAGTTTAGAGACTTAATAATGCCTTCTATACTTACTGACTTATCTACTTCTTCGGAGACTTTAAACGATAATAGAATAGAGGTTCTAAGCTTTTACGGTTTATACTTCGCTCAAAGAATTACTAATCAAGACCAGTTTTTATCCTTTAATGATATAACTCACGACGGGGGTTCTAACTATAGCTCTGCTACTATTCCTTATATCGCTCCTTTCTTAAGCGGTAATTATAGCGGTACGGCTTCAGTATCTTTAAAGAATTCTCAGATAATAGCTAATAACATAGATATAATAATAGAGGAGTATACTCCGGGATTAGTATTCGTTAAAGAATTAGCTTTCGAAACGATAGACCTACCTTCTAACTCTAATATTGCTACTATAGATTTAGCTTTTAACGATATATCTATAGCGCAGGGTAACTACGTTAGAGTTAAATGTCATTCGGATAACGCTAACCCTAAAATAGACGTTACATTTAATAGTCTTAACATTACCCCTATATCTGCTCCATTAGCTAACGGAGAAGAGATTAGTATTAAAGACTTCGTTTATGATATGGACCAAAACGCATTTATTAAAGCTTTTATACAAGAATTAAACTTAGTTCACTTAACGGACGAAAGAGCTAAAACGGTAGAGTTTTTACATAGAGATGACTTTTATTTAGGTATCGAAGAAGCGGAAGACTGGTCTGAGAAGTTAGACGTGTCTAAAAAGCAAACTATAGAACAGATAGACGATAAGTTAAACCGTCAATTAGATTTTAAGTATAAAGAAGACGATAACGACCCTTTTTTAGAGTCGTTTACTAATACTTGGAGTACTAATTTAACGGACGATTCACGCAAATTAGATAACGAATTTTTAAAAGATGAAAAAACAATTGCAGACCTTCCTTTCGCTGGAAGTGTGGGAAGTGGTACTATTACCCAGTCAGCAGGTGGAAGTTTATATCTGCCTCAACTAGTTAATAACTTTAAGAACGCTGGAAAGGAAATAAACTTAGAGCCTAGATTATTAATATACGAAGGGTTAAAGACTGGTTATTTTACTTTTGAAGGAGTACTAAAGTCTGAGTACCCATCTAGTTACTTTATTAAAAAAGGTTCTGGACCTTTCGATGTATCTCTAAGTTTTAAGAACTTAAAAGACGTAGATAAGTCTATTCAAGCTAACGATATAGGATTAATAGATAGGTTCTATAAGGAGCAAATAAGACAGTTTAACGAGTCTAGGTTATATACTTGTTACTTAAGATTAACGGGTGTAGATAT